CAGGTAGTGCCCGCTCCACCGCCCTCCCCGGCCAAGCCAACCCCTGGTCTAAGGACGGCTGGAACATCACTCAGCAAATGATGATGCTCTCCACCGACCCCGACAAAGCCAGGCTCCTTCGCGCCGAAGCCGGCCTCAACTAGCCCCTGTGGGGCACCTCCCCAACCCTGACTCCACTGGAGCTATCCCATGTCTTCCTTTACCGGAAACTACGGCTCAACTTCGACGTTCCTGTCGAACCTTGTCGCCCGCCCCGAGTTCCTGCAGTACACCGCCGAGGGCATCTTCGAGCAATCGAAGTGGGTCCAGAGCGGCATCGTGCAGCGCAACGCTGCCCTTGACGCCCGTGCCGGCGGCACCCGCGTGCGCGTCCCCTTCTTCGACCCCATCGCCCCGACTGAGACCCAGATCCTCAGCAACAACACCTGGGGCGGTGGCAGCGGCTTCCTCGTTCCCCAGAACGTGACGGCCGACGAGCAGATCATGACGATCCTGCACCGTGGCTTCGCCTACGCCGCTGACGACCTCAGCAAGCTGGGCTCTGGCGCCGATCCACTGGCCCACGTCCGCAATCAGCTGACCGCCGCCATCAACAAGCTGAAGACCGCCACCCTGGCAAACCAACTGCTGGGCCTGTTCGGCGGCATCAGCGGCGCCGGCGTGCTGGGCGCCAACCAGACCAACCGGACGTTCGCTGGCGTCCCCGGCTCCATGACGGAAGCCAACTTCCTGAACGTGGCCAACGTGGTGGCCGCCAAGGCCAAGCTTGGTGAGCGGAGCGACAACCTCGACTCCATCGCCATGCACTCCAACGTGGCGCACTACCTGCAGCAAGTCGGGATGCTGACCTTCAGCACCTCGGCCCTCTCCACCGGCGGCTCCGTCGTCTGGGGCGGCGGCGGTGTTGGCGTGACTCAAACCGAGGCCGCCTATTTCGCCGGCCTGCGCGTGGTGATCGACGACCAGCTGACCTTCCTGACCGGCGGCACCTCCACCCACGTGGTGAAGTACCCCGTGTACATGTTCGCCTCCGGCGTCGTGTCCGAGGGCATCCAGCAGGATCTGCGTCTGGCCGCCGACCGCAACATCCTCTCCATGCAGGATGTGCTGGCCGTGGATTACCACTACGGCTACCACGTCACTGGTACCAAGTGGAACGTTGCCGGCGACAACCCGACCAACGCTGCCACCACCGGCAACCTGGGCGACACCGCCAGCTGGAGCCTCGTCTACAGCGCCGCCAAGCAGGTGCCCATCTGCCGCCTGCTGGTCAACACGCCGTTTGATACCACTGCTTACTGATTTATCAGTACAGCGGTACAAATATGGCCCCCATTACGGGGGCCTTTTTTATTATCAAAGTTCGCCTACTCGCACCTTCTCCTGCAACTCAAACACTTCCGGCGTGTTCATCGTCATCTTGTAAGACTGCAGGAACAACTGCGTTACCACAGCAAGGCTGACCTGGAGCCGCGTAGAAATCTCCTGCGTACCCAGTCCCTCCTCGACCTGCAGCCGCCGCACCTCCAGCGCCACCTCCTCCAACTTCCTCACTGCATTACCAGGCAATGCAGAATTTTCTTTCTGGGCCTCGGCTTCTACGCTGGCCTCAGTTGACTTGCGAGCGGGCATGAGCATGGTACGTCTCTACGTGTCACAGAATAATCGCCACTGGCACGAGGATGTCCCTTACGGCCAACACCTAGAACGCGCCGCCGACATCGAACTGGAGGGCGGCACCGTCTACCACGCCAGCATCCTGCCCAAAACAAGCACCCGCCCCACGCGCAGTAGACTCAAACAAAGGCTTTATTGACCGTGCCTGCAGTCGTTGACGCCACTCTTAGCGGAGCCTCGGCTAACAGCTATGTGACGCTGGCTGCTGCCGACACCTACTTCGAGACCGTCCCCGACAGCAGCGACTGGACAGGCAAAACCACCGACGCCAAAAACCGCGCCCTGATCTCCGCCACCCGCTGGATCGACGGCCTCAGCTTCTACGGCGACCGCTGCACCACCACCCAAGCCCTGAAGTGGCCCCGCGACAACTACACCGTCGATGACGTTGACCTCGCCTGCAGTTTGATCCCCGAAGGCGTCAAGGTTGCTACCTACGAACTCGCCCGCGCCCTTGCCAACGACACCAACGCCATCACCGGCAGCACTGGCACAACCGGCATCTACGACGAGGTGAAACTGGGCGACCTCCAAGTCAAGTACAAATCCAGCTCCACCACCTCCGGCGTCATCAACAACGTCTTCGACGTCTACCCCTGGCTCCAGTCCTACCTCGGCTCTTACTGCATGGGCGGCGCTAGCAACCACGCCGTCCGCCTATTCAGAGGTTGACATGAGCCTCGTAGACGACACCTTCGCCGCCCTCCCCACCGCTCTCCTAGCGGACTGGGGCCAACCGCTGACGTTCATCAAAACCTCCACCCCCCGCGACTACAACCCCACGACTGGGACCGTCAACGGTGCCGACGTATCTATCACCGTTCGCGGCCTCATCACAAACCTCAACTCACGCGAATCCGAAGGTCTATACCAAACCACCGACCTCCGCATCATCATCGGCGCCGCGGAACTCGGCGGCTACTACCCAACCGAAGCCGATCGCATCCAATACCCCCAGGCTGGAGCAACCCGTGAGGCGAAAATCCTCTCCGTCACCAGCTATCGCGGCGACAACCCCATCTACCACACCCTCATCGTGAGGCCCCAGTAATGGTCTTTAAGCCTCTAAAAAACCTAATCCGCGATCTTGAAGCAGCAGCCCTTGCTCCTATCGCTATTGGCATGGGCCGGAGCGCCGAAGCGATTGTCCGCGACCTCCAAGTCAAAGGCCCCATCTGGAGCGGCAAATTTTCCAACTCTTGGCAAATCAGCAGCCCGAGCAACACCGTAACCGGAGCAGGACAGGCAGACCTCCCCATACCTCTACGCGCCCCCGTACTTCTGCCTAACGAAGTCAAGTTCAAACCCGAGGTCAAGTACCGCATAACTAACACCGCGCCTTACGCCGATGTCGCACTTGACTTGCGCGAAGGATCCTTTAGATACCCAGGTTTTGAACCCCGCAAAGCGGCTGTACAAGGTATTCGACGCTCTGGCATTCGAGGCGACGTACCAAACACAGGGACTGGCCCCAATCGACGTACGGCAGAACTTGACTGGTACACCACCTATCTACGAGGAAAACAGATAGATAGCACGATACGTTTGTATATGGATGAAGCTTTCCGCGAGGCCCGCCGATGAACTACCAAGCCATTCGCGCCGCCGTCGAGAATCCGCTGCTTTCCGCGTTCGGATCACTGGTGCCCGCAGTACCGGTCTACTTCGACAACATCACAGCCGTCCCAGCTAACTCCACCACCGAGTACGTCCGCGTCAATGTTACTTTCGGCGCTACCAACGATCCCACGCTTACCTCCAGCGTGGACAACGCGCGCGGCGCCGTTGTTATCCGCATTTTCACGGAAAAAGGCCGCGGCCCCGCCCGCACCCAAACTCTTGTAACCACAGCCGTAAACGTCCTCGAAACATTGAACGCCGCTGGCAAACCTGCTACCGGCGTATTTTTTCGCACCGGTACTATCGACGGCCCAACATTCTCCAGCACAGAAGACTCCCCGCATTTTGTGGGACGTATCGAAACCTCCTACGTCGCCACAGTGTTGACGTAGATCAGATTTCACACAAGCGCTAACCTGTATTAAGCCGGGCAGTGCCCGCCCCGAACCCCGCCCTCCTGGTACGCCCCTATGGCCACCACCGTTCTGTCCGGCACGTCCGGTGCCCTCTACTACAAACCCGCTGGCACCACTGCAGCTTTCCGTCCCACCGACGTCACCGTTGCTGGCGCCATCTTCAACGTCGGCAGCTTTTTCAACTTCAAAGTTGGCGATCCCGTCCGTTTCCGGGTCGTCAACCAAGCCGGCGGCACTGCCACCGGCACACTCCCTGCCGGTGTAGTCGCTGGTACCACCTACTTCGTAATCGGCTACAACGCCGCCACCGGCGCCCTGACGGTTTCCGCCACCCTCGGCGGCACGGTCATCACGATCACCACCCAAGGTACGGCTGTCAGCCCCAACACGTTCGAGGTGTTTTACGCCGATTTCGTTGTTGTGGGCCAGGTCCGCAGCTGGAACTTCGACATCAGCCGCGCTGAAATCGACGTCACCACCATCGGCCAAACCCCCGGCCAGTACGTCCCTTTCCGCAGCTACATCTCCGGCTTTGGCGATGGCAACGGCACTTGCACTGTGTACATGGCCGACGACGACTTCGCCGTGGCCAACCGCATGGTGGAAGACGTGCTCCAGCGCCAGCAGGGCGGTGCAGCCTTCAAGCTGTACACCAACCGCATCATCACCGGCGGCACCGTTGATGAAACCAAGAGCCGTTCCATCACGCTGGAGGCCATCCTCACTAGCGCCGCCCTCTCGGTGGATCCTGACAACGCCCAGAGCATCGACATCGCCTTCCGCCCCGCCACCACCCCCACCTTCGACTTCCTGACCACCGCCTGATAATCTGCTGGCGCAGTCAGATTCAGCACCCCGGCCTCCCCGCCGGGGTTTTTTATTTCTAGTCCGCTACACTAGATCGAGAACACCCAACCTCTATGCCCGTTCCGGTCCGCGCCATTGACCGCCTTAAACAGGCCGCCAACCTGGAGCCCACCAAAAAGACCATCGAACTTTCCGATGGCAGCGAATTTGAGATGTGGGTGACGCCGCTGACGATGGCCGAACGCGAACGCGCCCAGAAGCAGGCCAAGTCTGACGACGCCAACGCCTTCGCCCTCCAACTCCTCATCACCAAAGCCCTCGACGAATCTGGCGCCAAACTTTTCAGTGCCGGCGAAATCGACGTCCTGAAGAACGAGGTCAAGGACAAAGACCTCCAAACCCTGATGCTGGCCATCCTGACCGACGACGCCGAGCCCATCGACCCAAAGCCCTGAGCGCCGAACTCCGCAAAGACAACTGGCTCATGCTCCAATTTGGCGTCGCCAAAGAGCTGGGCCTGAGTCTGAGCGAAGTCCGCAACACCATGACCGCCGAAGAACTCCTCGGCTGGAGCGCCTACTTCAGCATCCTCAACGAAGACCAACAGAGGGAGATCGACAACGCCAAACGCCGCCGCTAACCCGGCGGCTTTTTTACGGCGTAAACTGAAGTACCACTAAACCCGAGTTGTGGCCAAATACACCGCCGACATTGAGATTGCTGTGCGCGGCGGGCGTCAAATTGACGGCCTTATTAAAGGTGTAAACAGGTTAAACAATTCTATTAACGTAGTCAATAGAAACGCAAAGTTACTTGAAGGGCGCGGTTTTAATGTAGCTAGCATGGAAAACTATAGCCGTGCTGTAAACAAAGCCACCAGCGCACTTAACCGAGCTGCAGCTGGCACACAACAGGAAACTCTTGCGGTAAAAGCACTTGTTACTGCGATCGAACTAGAAAATAACGCCCGAGCGCGTAGAGAGCGTTTAATCGCTCAAGAAGTAGCTAATCGCCGCCGCGTACAAGCGACTGCGGATGCTGGTTTTGGTATCCAAGGCCCGCAGGCCGCACCCATTCGTCCCGGCAGAGGCCCCGCATCCCCTATCGGCGGTACAGTCAACATGCCCGGATCGCCCGCAGCTTTACGCGCCGCCGCTGGCGGAAGAGGTGGCAGACTCGCCAGCCGGCTTGGTGGCGCCGTTAGCGGCGCGGCAATCGGTGGTGCCTTCCCGCTGCTGTTCGGCCAAAGCGCTGGAGCAGCTGCCGGTGGCGCCATCGGCGGTCTGGCCGGCGGACTGCTCGGACCAGGCGGCAGTTTTGCCGGCAGCCTCGTCGGCACCATCCTTGGCGACATCGCCGCCAAAGGCAACGTAGTCAAACAGCTGGGCCAAGACATCGGCTTCTCCGCCGAGCAAACGCGCACGCTCGAAACAGCCTTCAAACAAGCCGGCCGCGAATTCGACAAGTTCCAAGCATCCGTCCAGAACATTCGCGGCCTGGGACTCGAAATCGACGCCCAAGCCGAAGCCATCAAACTCGTCAGCACGCTCACCGAAAAATACGGTGGCACCATTGATAAAGTCACCAACGCTTTTACCTCAGCCCTCGAATCCGGCAAGGTATCTCAAGCCACTCTCAACCAACTAACCAGCCAAGGCATCCCAATCCAACAGGCCTTGGCGGACAAATACAACGTCAGCCGCAGCGCCCTGCTGCAAATGGCCAAGGACGGCAAAATCTCCGTCCAAGACTTGACCGACACCCTCGTCGAAGTTGGTAATCAGGGCGTAACTGCCGCCACCAAAACCAGCAACGGCTTCACCCAACTAAGCACCGCAACCAAAGATCTCGGCGGCGCCTTCCAACAACTCGCTGGGGCAATCGTCACCGCGCTTTCTCCGGCACTGGAGTGGCTCGCCGGAAAGATCGCCGGCATCATCAACCTCGCCGCCCAAGGCGTCCAAGCCGTTGCCCGGATGATTAGCGGCGGCAGCCAAACAGACGTCGCCGCCTCCGCCATGGCCGGCGCCCAACTCGTCAAAGAGTTCCCCGAACTCCGCTCCCAGCGCATGGGCGGCCGCGCAGGCAAAGCCCTAGTACAAAACAACACCCTTGCCGTTGGAGCGACCGGTCAGCTAACCCCCGAGCAACTCAATCGCTACAACCAGCTCCGCAGCAAGGCTATGGGCACCCTCCAAACGCCCGCGCCCATCAAACGAATTGACGTCTCAGGCTTGGGGCAACTACCGGGAAAAGCCGACAAGTCTTCAGACAAAGCACGCAAGGAGGCAGAAAGGGCTGCGGAGCTTATCGCTAAAAGCGGAAGAAGTCTTGATGTAGCAAAGGAAGCTTTCAAGATCGAACAACGTCTAATTACTGCACGCAAAGAGGAAAACACCGCACTGGAACTTACACGCCAAGCACAACTAGACCTTCTAGAAATTCGTAGCAAAGGAAATGACATCTTGGCTAACAAAGAACTTCCCGCACAAGCAAAAGTAAATGAACTGGAAAAGCTCCGCTTCCAAGCGAAAAGCATTTCTCTAAACTTACAACTTAAACTCGTAGACGCAGAAGAAAAAGCAAATAAGTTGATGCAGGATAACATCAAAAAGTTTATGGGCAGTGACGATCCGCTCGGACAAGCCCAGGCAGAAGTCAACCTGCTCGCTGCAAAACTGCAAGGTAAAGAGCGTGAATACACACTCCAGCTTGCCATCGACGATCTCATTAGGCAAGGCGTTTCAGCGGAAGATGCCCGCAACACTGTAGAAGTAGCCGACGAACTAAACCAGAAACTTGAACGGCAAGTCAGCCTTCAAAAGCAAATCCAAGACACCATCAACCAAGTCGGGCAAACGACTGGCGATGTATTCCAGCAACTCATTTTCAGCACAGATAGCTGGGCAGATAGTCTGACTAACGCACTTAATGCCTTGGCCAACGTCCTCTTCCAAGCCGGCCTTGGTTTACTTGCAGGCGACGATGGTAAGGGTTTCTTCAGCTTCCTTACGGGCGGTTTAGGTAGGCGAGCTGCCGGCGGCCCTGTAACCAGTGGCTCGCCCTACATCGTTGGCGAACGCGGCCCCGAACTATTTGTGCCTGGCCGTAGCGGCACTATCGTGCCTAACAACAAGCTGGGCGGCGGCAGCACCAGTGTCGTAGTGAACGTCGATGCCAGCGGCAGTAAAGTACAGGGCGACGATCAACAGGGCAACCAGCTGGGTCGCGTCATCGCCGCCGCAGTCCAGCAGGAACTCATCAAACAAAAACGCCCCGGAGGTTTACTGGTGTAATGGCCGACTTCCCCAGCTACAAGCCGACATACTCGGCCGCAAAGACCAGCCAGCCTAAGGTACGCACTGCACAATTCGGGGACGGTTACCAACAGCGCATCACCTTTGGGCTCAATCAAAACCCGAAAGAATGGCGGCTTTCTTTTAGCGTTAGCGACGATGATGCCGACATCATTGAAGCATTCCTAGATGCGCGTGCCGCAGATGCGGATTCTTTTGGGTGGACGCCACCAAACGAAACAACCAGCTACAGGTGGATCTGCCCTACCTGGACCCGTGAACTATTTGAGTTTGAGCGCAGCAAAATTGAAGTGACATTTAAGCAAGTGTTCGAGCCTTAGACTGCCCCTACGAGAGCACCCCCATGGCAAGCATCACCACCCGCGCTGCAAAAGGTACACCTCTGACCCACGCGGAGGTTGATGCCAACTTCACCAACCTGAACACGGACAAGGCGGAAACCGCCGCGCCGACGTTCACTGGGCAGGTGAAGGTGGCAGCCGGGACTGCTGCAGCGCCTTCGGTCACGATCACGGGCGACCTGAACACCGGCCTGTTCTCCCCAAGCGCGGACCAGCTATCGGTCACGACGGGCGGCACTGAGCGGCTGCGGATTGACGCCGCCGGCCAGGTCGAGGCTGTCAGCCTCGGCACTGCTGCGGCACCGGCGTGGAGCTTCGTAAGCGACCCCAACACCGGCATCTACAGCCCCGGCGCGGACCAGCTGGCGCTGAGCACGGGTGGCGCTGAGCGGATGCGGATTAATTCCAGTGGGAGGGTGGGGATTGGCACGGGTAGCCCTGCTTCGACGTTAAATGTTAATGGAACGTGCAGAATACAACAAGCCTCCACTTTTGCGGGTATTAACGTTAGAAATGACAACGACAGCTCTGTTGCTACAACCACTAGCTTTTTTGATGCTAGTAATAATTTGGGCACAATAGATGGCCATTTATTTATAGAGCATTTAACCACTGGCGGATCCAGCGCCATTATTGCTACAACGCCCGCTGGCGACCGTTCAACTGATCGGAGAGTAACAAGACTTACTATCAGTAGCGCAGGCACAACCACGCTAAATTCTGCTGCAGCAACAGCACCTTTTATCGCTCAAATAAATGGAGCAGAACAAGCCCGCATTGACTCCTCAGGCAGGCTGCTGGTGGGGACGAGTGCCGTTAAAACTACCAACTCAGGTTTGCTTGAAGTCAATGGATCCAACATGGGGCTTGCGTCGTTCCAGAATAATGCTTTTGCATACTCGTATGTCTTTACTAAATCCCGTGGCACTACCCTTGGCACAATTGTTAACTCGGGTGATGAGATAGGAACTATTCAGTTCAGGGGTGACGACGGCTCTGGTGGGGCTAGTATAGCTGCTACCTGGATTCAAGGTTTTGTAGACGGCACTCCCGGCACCAACGACATGCCAGGGCGTTTGGTGTTCAGCACCACTGCTGATGGTGCTTCATCGCCTACTGAGCGGATGCGGATTAGTTCCAACGGCAACGTAGGGATTGGCATCACAAATCCTGGCAGGACCTTAAGTGTTAGCTCAAGTGCAGATACTTCAATCCAGACATTATCAACAGGCACCGGATCGTATGTACAATTTACTGATTCAGCTAATAGTTCATACATTGGTACTAATAACGGCAGCATTGTTTTTCTAAATCCGACGATTGAACGCGCCCGCATCGACTCCTCGGGCAGGCTGCTGGTGGGGACGAGTAGTAACAGGCCCTCGCGCATTGGTACCAATAGTTTTAATTCACTTTTGCAAATTGAATCAGATGCAGAAGCTGCCCAGTCAATTACGAGATGGGCGGCGGACAGTAATAGCTCTAGACTCCATCTTCAAAAAGGACGTGGGACCGGCGCATCCCCCACCATTGTCGCTGCCGACGATAACCTAGGAGATTTTACTTTTAGCGGCTACGACGGCGCAAACATGACAAACGGCGCCAATATTCGCGCCCAAGTAGACGGCACCCCCGGCACCAACGACATGCCAGCCCGTTTGGTGTTCAGTACTACTGCTGATGGTGCTTCATCGGCTACTGAGCAACTCCGCATCTCCAACGGCGGCACCGTCATCTACAACCAGCCCGCACCGGCAGCCGTAGACACCACCGCCACACTGACGGTCGCCAACCTCACTGCCAAGATCATCACCTCATCCACTGCTGCAGCTGTCACAATGACACTGCCCACTGGCACACTGATGGATGGCGGTTTCTTCGGCCTCTACAACAACATGGCCTTTGAGTGGAGCGTCATCAACACAGGCGCCACAAACGCTGTGACAGTCCAAGGCGGCGCCGGCCACACCGTCGTGGGCTCCGGTACTGTTGCTGCCAACAACTCACAGCGCTTCCTTTCCCGCAGAACGGCAGCGACCACATGGGTCACCTACCGTTTGACCTGACCTCACCAACGGAGATTCTTCCTCAATGACCGCCACCTTCACTTGGAACATCGCCAACCTTGAGCGGGAGACCGCTGATGGTTTCGTGTTTGCGGTCCACTACACGGTGGACGCCAAAGACGACACATACTCAGCCGGCGCCTACGGATCTATTGGCCTTGAGCGCCCTGAAGGCGACATGACTCCATTCTCCGACCTGACCCCTGAAATCCTGATCGGCTGGGTCAAAGACAAGCTGACCGAGGAAAAGGTCGCAGAGATTGAAGCTGCTTTGCAAGCGCAGCTGGATGAACAGCACGCGCCGAGCAAGGCATCCGGCCTCCCCTGGGCTTGATAAACAATGGCCGTCACCACCCCGTATGTTGTCCCTGGATACTGGGACACCGGCTACGCCGAGGGTGACGGCTTTTATCAACTTGAAACTGAAGTACAACTAGCAGCGCCCAGCGCTGTCATCGAGCTATTTGAACTACAACTCAACGTACTACAACACGGCGCCGCCGATATTTACCGTTTCCACGCCGGCACCAACCTAAACAATAGCGGTGAGGTCATTTGGGTCGGTAACACCTATCTACAGTTTCCAGTAGAAGCCGATGGTTTCTCCTACGAAGGCAAGGGCACGCTGCCGCGACCACGGATCCGCTGTAGCAACATCATGGGCACAATCACAGCCATCATGCTGGGATTACCCAGAGGGCTTGAAGGCGCCAAGGTCACGCGCATCCGCACGTTAGCCCGTTACCTGGACGCCGCCAACTTTCCCGGTAATGTCAACCCTTACGGCACCCCAGATCCAACAGCTGAGTTTCCGCGTGAAATCTATTACGTGGACCGTAAGTCTGTTGAAACACGCGACATTGTTGAGCTAGAGCTATGCGCGGCATTTGACCTAGCCGGCGTTCGCGCACCAAAGCGCCAGTGCATCAGCAACATCTGCCAGTGGGTCTACAAGTCAGCTGAATGCGGTTACACCCCGACCGGTCCCGCAGCAAGGCCATTACGCGAGCACTACGTCGCATTTGGTTACACAGAAAATCTGAACATCAACAGCACGGGGCAGTTCGACGCAACATACTATCTGGCAACCTATCCAGACGTCGCGGCTCTTTATACTCTTTCTACTGCAAACCAGCACTACCGCGACTATGGAATATGGGAAGGACGCCAAGGTAATACCGGGGGCGGGTTTAATGCCACTTACTACTTATCCACTTACCCTTATCTAAACAGCGTTGTTTATTTCGACGAATCTGATCAAGGTGTGAACAGTCAGGTGCTCGATGTTTGCGGTAAGCGGCTGAGCAGTTGCAAGGCACGCTTTGGAGCAACTGCGGAGCTTCCGTTCGGCTCATTCCCTGGCATTGGAGCGTTCTTCGCGTAAGGTGGTTGACATGCCCTGGCGCGATGCAGCATTAACGCACGCCAAGGCGGAAGACCCTAAAGAGGCGTGCGGCCTGTTGGTCGTCGTAAAAGGCCGCGATCATTACTGGCCCTGTAAGAACTTGGCAACAGATCCAGACGAATTTTTCGCCCTCGATCCCGCCGACTACGCCGCTGCCGAGGATGCGGGCGAGATCACTGCAATCATCCACAGTCACCCAACCACGCCTCCCTTCCCGTCCCAGGCGGACCGTCTGGCCTGCGAAAAAACGAATCTCCCTTGGTACGTCGTCAACCCCAAAACCGAAACGTGGGGCGAATGCAAGCCTGAAGGCTACACTGCCCCGCTCGTCGGCCGCCAGTGGGTCTGGGGCATAACGGACTGCTGGACACTGGTACGCGACTACTACGCCGAACAGGGCATCCACTTACGCGATTGGCAGCGCCCCCTGCACGCAGAAAGCTTCCGCCTAGACCCGATGTTCGATGCCTGCTGGCGCGACACAGGTTTCCGCGAGTTACGCGACGACGAGGAGCTGCAACCCGGTGACGCCATACTCATGGCAATCAATAGCACCGGCCTCAACCATGTCGGCGTTTACCTTGGCGACCAGCTCCTGCTCCACCATCTCCAAGGCCGCCTCAGCAGCCGTGACCTCTACGGCGGATGGCTACTAAAATGCACGGGAAGGAGACTTCGCCATGCTGCGTAAGATCAAGCTCTACGGACGCCTGGCGAAGTTCATCGGCAAGCGTGTGCTTGAAGCCGACGTAAGCAGCGCCGCCGAGGCCGTACGCTTCCTGCTCGCCAACTGGCCAGACCTGGAACGTCACATGGCGGACCAGCACTACCGCGTAAGTCTTGGCGACTACGACCTCGGTGAAGACGAGCTGCACGACCCCGCCGGTGGGCAGATCATAAAATTCGTTCCCGTTGTGACTGGTGCCGGTGCCACGGGCCGAATCATCGCGGGAGTGGCATTAGTGGCCTTGGCTATTGCACTCCCCGGCCTTGGCGGCGGCGTTGCCGCCACAATTTTCGGCACTCAATTTTCGTCGCTAGCTCTTGGTATCGGAAGCATCGGCGCCAGCCTCATCCTTGGCGGCGTTTCACAACTAATTACCCCCACACCCCGCCTCTCCCTAGGTACCGATTCGCCTAACGATCCACGCAAGTCTTATAGCTTCAGTGGTATCCAGAACACAAGTCGTCAGGGTACTCCGGTGCCGATTGTCTATGGTGAAACCTTAGTGGGATCTATTGTGATCTCAGCGGGCACCGATACCGTGCAGGTAACCGGATGAAACGGATTGTTGGTGCTGGTGGAAGTGCTGGTGGCGGGGGCAAGGGAGGCGGAGGTAGTCAAGCCACCTATTCACCTACGGAAGCCGCCGACGGCCTCAATTCAACGCAGTACGCAAGCATAATTGACTTAATCAGCGAAGGAGAAATTGAGGGACTAAAGAACGGCGCAAAATCAATTTTCATCGATAATACCCCGCTTCAAGGTGAAGACGGTATTTACAACTTTAACAATGTTATTGCGTACGCTCGCAATGGTACGCAAGAACAGCCAGCGATTCCAGGATTCTCAGAAGTTGAAGATGAGATCGGCGTTGGCGTTGTTGTAGAGCAATCAACTCCGGTAGTCCGTACCATTTCAGACATAACGGTCGATGCAGTTCGTGTAACAATAAACATTCCTGCTCTGCAAAGATTTACCGACCAAGGGGATATTGTCGGTAGCGTTTTTAGATTTCAGATTTCAGTTCAATACGCCGGAGGCGGGTACACAGTCGCAATAGATGATACAGTTAACGGGCGAACTGCCGACGCCTATCAACGCGAGTACCTAGTAAATCTACAGGGCGCTAAACCAGTCAATATCAAGCTTACACGCATCACGAATGATAATTCTGAACAAGATGTAGGAGGCGCGTCTTCTAAAATTGTTAACGCCTTTAGTTGGCTTAGTTACACTGAAATTGTGTACGCAAAACTGCGTTACCCTAACAGCGCCCTAGTTGGCCTACGCATAGGTGCCGAACAGTTCAATTCAATTCCACGTCGTTCGTACTTAGTTCGTGGCATAAAAATCCGCATCCCCTCCAATGCCACTGTTGACTCGACTACCGGGCGATTGATCTACACAGGTACGTGGGACGGCACCTGGAAAGCTGCTCAATGGTGCAGTGATCCTGCGATGGTGCTCTGGGATTTACTCACCTCAACCCGCTACGGCTTCGGTGATCATATACTTACCGACCAAGAAAAGCAAAGCTTTACTGGTAGCGCCTCCCGTCTTGACAAGTGGGCATTTTATTCCGCCAGTCAGTACGCCAACGAGCTGGTACCAGACGGCTTTGGTGGTACCGAACCACGCTTCTCCTGCAATATCAACATCCAGACGCAAGAGGAAGCCTACAAGCTGATCAATGACCTATGCTCCACTTTCCGGGCGATGCCCTACTGGAGCACTGGCGCACTAACGATCAGCCAAGACAAGCCCAGTGACCCTGCCTACCTGTTCACGCTGGCCAACGTGTCAGAGGAAGGTTTCAGCTACTCCGGCGGCAGCCTGAAAACTAGGCCAACAGTTGTAATCGTTAGTTATCTTGATCTGAGTCTGCGTGATATTGCCCGCGAAGTAGTTGAAGACCAAGCAGCGATTGCCAAGTACGGTGTTGTAACCACCGAAATATCAGCCTTTGCTTGCACTAGCCGTAGTCAAGCCGGAAGAATCGGTGAATGGCTACTGTATTCCGAACAAAACGAGTCTGAAGTAGTAAGTTTTACTGCCTCAGTTGACGCCGGTTTGCTGGTACGCCCTGGCCAGATCATTGAAATCAGTGATCCAGTACGCTCCGGCACTCGTCGTGGCGGACGGCTTAAAACGGCGACAACAAATACAGTAACCGTGGACAATACAGTTGACCTAACGCCAGTCGGTGGCGCATTGTCGGTAATTTTGCCAGACGGTACGGTTGCTTCACGCACAGTAGTAAGTATTGTTGGACCCGTACTTACGCTAGATTCAGCCTTTCCGGCCGCACCTAACCCTAATAGTGTCTGGATTTACCAAACATCAAACCTACAGTCCTCTACTTGGCGTGTACTTAGCGTAACCGAGCAAGACCAAACACAGTACCAGGTCACTGCGTTGGCGTACAACGCATCAAAATATGACTACATCGAACGTGGTCGGGCACTTACAGAACGTGATATTACCGATCTAAACGAGATCCCACCGGCACCCAGCAACCTGCAGGCCGTCGAAACGCTTTACGAAAACAACGGTCGTGCGCTCTCCAAACTGCTAGTTACATGGCAGGCTGTATCTGGCATAAATCAGTACCGTTATCGTTGGCGTGTCAAATACGGTAACTGGCAAACAAATGTACAATCGCGTTTAGATCTTGAAATTTTTGATACTACGCCGGGGATTTACGAAGTAGAAGTATATAGCGTTAATGCGGGCCTTAAATCTTCGGTGCTGCCAGCGCAGCTCTCATTCAATGTAGTCGGAAAAACCGGGCTACCAGCTGACGTTACTGGCGTATCGCTAGTCCCCATCGACCAAGCCAGTGCCATCATCAGCTGGGAGGCATCTACGGAGCTTGACGTTAAAATCGGGGGTAAGGTACTAATCCGCCACACGCCAAATCTTACGGGCGTTACGTGGGAAAATAGCATCGAGATCGTACCAGCGGCATCAGGTAATCAAACGCAAAAGCAAGTTCCGCTACTGGAGGGAACATACCTACTTAAGTTTGAGGATGACGGTGGGCGTAAATCATTGAACGCGACCTTAATAGTGGCGGACTTGCCTACGCCGCTACCTCGCTTTCTTGTTCAAACTTACGCTGAAGACCAAGAAACCCCGCCATTCAACGGTAACTCTATCGATATGTTTTACAGCGCAGATTTAGATGCGCTTACCATAAGCACCGGAACGCTTGTCGATGATATGGGTTTATGGGACAGTTTAACTACAATCGACAGCGTGGGTAGTGTGCTCAATTCGGGTGAGTATGAGTTCGGCTCAACCTTGGATATGGGTGGCGTGTTTGACGTAAACCTGCAACGCAGACTATTAACACGTGCCTATCTCGTCAACGGCCTCTGGGACGATAAATCAGAGCTGATAGATTCGTGGTCGCTTATTGATGAAGGCAACCTTGACTCGGTGAATGCCACACTTTACGTGCGTTCTACCCAGGACAACCCGGCAGGAACCCCGACCTGGAGCAGCTGGCGCGAATTTGCCAACGCCATCGTTCGCGGCCAAGGCTTCCAGTTCAAAACGATCGCCAGCAGCAGCGACCCATCAGTGAACATCCTGATTGACGAACTCGGCTGCGTGGTCGAACTGCAGCAACGAACTGAGCAATCAGCCACGCTGACCAGCGGCGCTGGCACTTACTCGGTTACTTTCGCCAATGCCTTCTATGAAGCCCCCAGCATCGGAGTAACCGGCTTCAACATGGGCACAGGCGACTACTTCTCAGTAGCTACCGTGACACGCACTGGATTCCAAGTAACCTTTAGGGACAGTGCCGGCACCGCTGTGAGCCGCCAGTTCACCTACACTGCCATCGGCTACGGCCGGGAGATTATCTGATGGCTCAGCACGACTACAACATCGCCAACCAG